AACGATTTACAAATGTTTGTATTTAGAAAACACAAGCACAGCATACAATCAGGGTAGTGTTCTCAACGCTACTTTTTCAGAAACAAGACAAAACTTTCACCACGGTTTGTTTATGAAGTTTGGTGACAATTCAAGTGCAAGTAATAACAACGCACGGGTTCATTCCAACTTTGGTGGAAAAATGGTGATGTGTGAGTTAGTCGCAGGTGGGACAAAGTATGATGTTATTCATCACGGTGGAGGAACTCACAAGTCCACAATCATCAACTGTCGATTGTATGGTTCAGGCACATCAGGAAGCGGTAACGGACTTGGCAGTAAAAGTGATACCGATGCTCACCAAGTCATAAACTGTGTTATTGATAATGTTCACGGAGATGGTGTTGATCTGCAATCAACAGGAGCGGAGAGAAGCGGAACGTTTGTCAATAATACAATCACAAGATGTGGGGGGAATGGGATCAACGGCGAAAGCACTGCTGATGCCACTGGAGGTGTTGTAATAGAAAACTGTATCTTTTACGATATTGGTGGTTACGCTGTTACTGCACACGCAGATGATGACGATAAACAATATGGCACACAGATTGGTATTGGTGATGCAACATCCGGCAATTTTAACAACCTTGATGAATATGAAAATACCTATACAGTCACCGCAGTATCACCAGCAGATTTTGTAGATTATGCAAATCAAGACTATCGCATCCAGAGGAACTCTGCACTCTACAAAAGTAATAATGGAATGAACTTCGGTGCCATACAAAATGAAGATTTCGAGTTTGTTTCTGCCTCATAAATACTAAATAGTCACACGGAGATGCATAAATGGACATAGACATATTCAACTCATGGGCAGATGCCGGGACTGTTTTTGCTGCTTTAGTCGGTGGTGTCATGGTATTTTTGTACCCGTATCTCCAGAAAATTAAAAAATCCAAGTTCCTACAGAGAACATCTTTTGATTGGTCTACACACACGCAGTTGCACGAAACTCTTACTGAATTGAGAGTGCAAACAGATTGTGCAAGGACGCAGATAGTTCAGTTTCATAATGGTGGTGAGTTTTTTGATGGGATATCCATGCAGAAAATGTCATTGACTCATGAATCTCTTGCTAATGGTTGCTCATCAGAAATGGGAATTAAGAAAGATGTTCTCCTCTCACTTTGTATGGGACAACTAAAACTCTTGGTGGATAATGATCCTACCATTCATGTAGTGGGAATGATGGAAGAATCGTGGTGTAAAAAGTTCATGCAAACAAATAATGTTGTCGCGTTTAGTTTTCTCCCTCTTAGAAAAAACAAAGAGATCATAGGTTACTTGATGTGTCAGTGGTGTAGTTGGACAAAAGCAGATATGATTGAAGATGAACAAGTTCATGATTTTGTTGAGCAAGCAAGAGATGTGGTGGAGATCACATTAGAGAGACAACTAAAAAATAGGAAGGTCTAATGGCGTACGGAACTGATCAATCTACTAAATTCTCAAAAGGAAAACGATTCGTTGACTTGGATTATGATTTCAAAGCAAATCCACTGACGGGGGATCTTGTTCTTAAAACAAACGACCAAGCAGTGAAGAACTCAGTTCGTGCTTTGATAAATACAAACAAATACGATAGAGTGTTTCAACCGTCAATACAATCCCGACTAAGAAAATTACTTTTTGAACAAATCACGCCTCTTCTTGGAATAAATATTAAGTCAAATATAGAAGATGTTATTCGTCTACATGAACCCCGCGTGCAACTTCAATCAATAGTGGTGAATACCTTTGAGGATCAAAATGCGATTGAAATTACGATTCAGTATAACATCTTAAATGAAGAACAGATTTCTGTTCTTTCAGTAACAATGGAGAGGTCACGGTAATGGCAACAGGCGGAAATATCCCAGTAACAAACTTGGACTTCTTTGAAATCAAAGATAGTCTTAAGTCTTTTCTTTCAAATCAAGATCAGTTCAAAGACTACGACTTTGATGGTTCTGCTTTGTCAACTTTGCTTGATGTGTTGTCATATAATACCCACTACATGGGTTTCTACGCAAATATGGTTGCGAATGAATCTTTCTTAGATTCTGCTGTTACGAGAAACGCGGTTGTTTCTATCGCAAAACAATTAGGTTATACCCCCACCTCAACACAAGCAGCAAGAGCAGAAGTTCAAATATCCTATAGCGGAGCAACCCCCGACTTTCTTCCTGCGGGAACAATCTTCAATGCAACAGATCAAAGTGGAAGATCATATACTTTTGTGAATCCAGATGTTGTTACGATTGGTGCAACAGGGGGATCGGGCGATAACGTTGCAGGAGCAACAGCAAGTATTGTTGAAGGATCGCTGCGAACCATTTCTTTTGTGTATGATGGCAGCAAAGGAACAAATCAAAAGTTTACGATTCCTAATAGAAACGTAGATAATCGTTATCTTAAGGTTCGTGTGCAAAACTCAACCTCAGACTCCACAGGGTTTGGTACTCCGTGGACAAAAGCAACAAACTATGCGGGTCTTACCTCTGGTTCAAACTCATACTTCCTAGAAGAGTCCACTGATGGACTGTTTGAAATTTACTTTGGTGATGGTATCATTGGAAACAAACCAAATCATGGTAATGTAATCACCGTGGATTATCACTACACTAATGGCGCTATTGCAAATGGGATTGGTAGAAACGATGTTGAAACTGGGAGAAGATCATTTACACTTAACCCAAGTGCAACTGTTGATGTGACCTCATTTGCACAGGGTGGAGGAGAAAATGAGTCAATCGATTCTGTCAGATACTTTGCACCTAGAGTTTATCAGGCGCAAGATCGTGCAGTAACCACAGAGGACTATTCCACACTCATTCAAACGCAGTACGCTGATACTGAGTCTGTTTTTGTTTACGGCGGAGAGGATGCTATTCCTCCACAGTACGGAAAAGTTTTTGTTGCGATTAAACCACTTTCGGGAACAAAACTCTCTGACTCTGAAAAAGACTCTGTTGCAAGATCCGTTTTGCAAGAGAAAAATATTGTCAGCATCATTCCAGAGATCATTGATCCAGAATATGTCTATCTTAAATTTAAAACAAATGTTATCTTTGATCCTGCTCGAACAGGCGCAGGATCAGAGGGTATCAAAACTTTGGTGAAGGACAAGTTGCTTTCTTTTGTTGACAGAAGACTTGAAAGATTTGGTGAACATTTATACTACTCAAGACTCCTCTCAGAGATTGATAATCTTGATGATTCGATTGTAGGAAACGAAACCTCAATCAAAATGCAAAAGTGGTTGGAACCAATTCTAGGTTTCCCCGGTGGTTATACTATAAACTTCTATAACCCTATTTTCAATCCGCATACAGGACACGCAGTCGCATCCGTCGAAAGCACCATGTTCAAATATCGTGATGCTGATGGTATTGTTCGTGAGGTAAACATTGAGGATGATGGAGCAGGTAAACTAATTATTGTTAGAAAAACATCAGGTCAAAAAATCAAGATGTTTGAAATCGGAACTGTGAATTATTCTACAGGTTCTCTTGAATTGGTTTCTTTTAATCCCGTGACAGATGATACAAGTTCTTTAATTAAGTTCACAGCAACACCTAGAGATCAAAACATCATGTCTAGTAGAAATATTATTCTAACAATCGATAGAGCAGATAGCACAACTACAGATGTTTCAATAGAAATCGCAGGTCGAAGAACACTTGACACTACGGAAACCACTCCCCAAGTTATCACTACTACGTCAGTTGCCTCAACAACTAGAACAACTCCGTCATCTGCACCCGCAACATCGGGTGGTCAGTCCTATACCACAGGTGGTGGAGGTGGTTCAGATTCATCCGGTTCCGGTAACGGTGGAGGCGGCGGTGGTGGATACGGTGGTTATTGAGGAGATTAATCCATGTTGATTCTTGGTCCTGACTTACAAAGTGCATTTGGGATTAGTGGTCCTACAGCAGATACTAGACCACTTGAACAAAGACTAGGTGTCACCTTTGATTCCACCGTTCCAGATAATACTGGTACATTTATTTCCCCACATATTGAGTCTCAACTTCCAGAGTTTGTTCGTTCAAACCATGCTACCTTTAGTGCTTTCTTGGAAGCATATTACGAGTGGTTAGAGCAAAGTGTAAACGTATTTGGTAGAACCACTCTACTGCAAGATATCACAGACATCGATAAAACTCTTGACGAGTTTGTTGTTAATTTCAAAAGACAGTATCTTTTAAATTTCCCCGAAACGCTTGCGACTGATGTTGATGGAAATAAAGTAAACGAAGCAACACTCCTAAAAAACATTAGAGACTTTTATGGAACTAAAGGATCTGAAAAAGCATATCAGTTTTTGTTCAGAGTATTGTATGACAGTGATTGTGGATTCTACTATCCTAAAACAGATATACTAAAAGCATCTGATGGTTTCTGGGTGCAAGAAACAGCGATTAAAGTTACAAGTATCAATGGTCTTAATAACTTCAAGATGCGAGGAAGATCGATCAGTCAGATTGATCGATTTACTCTAGAAACGACAGCAACCGCAAGAGTCACTCGTGTCAATCAATATAGCATTGGACCTCACGAAGTCACAGAGTTATTTTTAGATACAATCGTGGGTGAGTTCAACTCTGGAGAAAATATCGAATGTGAACTGGAGGATGGAACAGTCCTTGGTGAAGTTACATATGGTTTGTTTTCTGACATCACCGTAACGGACGCAGGCGAAAAATATCGCCTTGGTGATAAAGTTGTTCCCGACGAATCTGCTGTTTCGCAAAGAGAAATTCCGTTTGGTATGCCAGGTGGTGATGCAGGTTTCCCCGGTGGATCCGGTGATAATTATAGTTCACCAAGTGTGGTGTCCCAGAAATTAGGATTAGGTGGAACCGGAAAAATCACCGAGGTTTCTCTCAAAGGATCCGTTAAAAATGCAATCGTCGATAATGGTGGTGTAAATTACACCGAACCAATCCCAGTAAGATTTGTTGGTGGTAACGGAGCAGGTCGTGGTGTGATGACTCCAAAAGCAACAATCACATACACTGGATACTATAAAAATAATAATGGTAAGTTGAGTTCCAACAAACGACTTCAGGACAATGAATTTTATCAAGACTTCTCGTATGTCCTTAAAGCAGAAACATCACTTGATACTTATAGAGAAGTTATAAGAAAACTGATTCACCCCGCAGGTCTTAGAGTGTTTGGTAACATCTCTATCTTTAAGGAAATTAAAAGTCTCAATCCTTTTCATGCGGAGAAGCAATCGTATGAAATTCCAATCATTGGTCACTATACACCGTATAGATTTGAAACAACAGCAAACTTGAGAGCAAACGGAGTTACCGCAGCAGCAGGTGGACCGGGAGCAGGTTTCTCAGGTGCTACTGGAAACTCAACTAACGGACAAACGTTTGGTGATTTATATTTTATAGGTTACAATCCCGGTTCAACTTTCGATTATCATGTGTTCGGAGAAACTGGAGGAAAACTTATTGTTCGAGGTCCATCTCTCACAGCAGGGAGTTTCTTTGCAGGACTGCAAGTTAGTGGTGACACATCAGGTGCAAGTGGAGAGGTTTACTCATTCCATGTATTTACTGGAACTGCTGGAGATACGTTAGGCATTCTTCGACTTAGCAGCATCCCCGGTTCTCGTCCTGATGGTTTCACCACTGGAGAACTTATTGGTGTAACGAGTGCGGCAGCAAGTGGAACTGCTGCGGGTGGTGGATGGACTGCTGAAATTATTAATATTCTTGCAGGTAGTGGAATCGTGTCAGAATCTTTAGACGCAGGACATACACTTGCAGGAATCGTAGGACACGATTCGGGAGGCGCACCACTTGGAACTGCGGGAACAGAAGGTGTGACCCAAGCAGCAGAATACTATAGACTTTCGGGACTTACCGCAACCTATGACTTCTGGACAATTTATCATCACCCTAACACTAGAGGATTCTCAGGTGATAAGATCGCAGGCGGATTTACACAAGGTATCGATGAAGGAATATCATTCGATAGAGTCCCTCTGAGAACGTTCCTCAGAATGCCTGTTGGTTATCATTATCACTCCGATCCAAGTTCCACTTCTTTGTATTACAATGGATCTAGTTCAGACTCGATCTACTATAGTGTTCCTTATGGTAGCACAAATGGTAGTCCTAACTTAACGCATACATAATAGGTAAATATGTAAAGGATTTTCAATGGGATTGCAGCAGACATTTAAAACCAGTTTTGCAAGAGAACTTATCAATGACCTCGAAATAGGTACAGATAATCAGTATTTCTTGTTCTTTGGTAAAGAGGGAGCATGGACAAATGAAAACTCTCCTCCTAGTGTTGTAGACTGCAATAATGCTCGATTCGACGCATATAGAAATGCTTTTGCTCTCAAGAGAATTGATAAAGCAAATGCGTTTCACGTTGTTGCTCGGTACGACTGGGTTTCAGAAGGAATCTATGACGAGTACGATGATACTGTTGATTTAAGTGCGAAACAATATTATGTGATGACCGATGAGTATAAAATCTACAAGTGCATTTCAAACAACAATGGAGCAAAGTCCACCACAAAACCAACTCACACCGAACCTGAGATTCGAGTTGTTGGTGATGATGGATATCGTTGGAAGTTTATTGGAGTCGTTACTGAGTTTGGTAGAACGTACCTTACCGATGAATACATTCCAATCGAAAATCTGACAAGTGCCTCTGGTGAGGATGAGCGAGCAAATCAACTTTTATCTCAGCAAAGAGCAGTCAATGGAAGAATTGATGAGGTTAAAGTTACGACGAACTCTGCAACATTTAAAATGGCAACTATTCCGGGTGATACAATCAGTGTTATATCTGATGTTGTCGGAACGACCGACCCAAATTATAACGCAGGTCTTACTCACGGAGTCACCATTGGACTTCCAACAGATCAATTAGAAACCGTACAGATTCAAAACTTTAGTGATTTTGTTGGTCATGATATCTTTACCGTCTCTGGTCGAGGACCGGATGTTGGTCAGCGTCGAAGAATTAAGGCGGTTTACTCTGCTGGTGCAGGCGTTGATGCATTCGGAGATCAAAACACAACACCCTATGCTGTATTGACCGAACCGTTTTCTTACTCTTTGCAATCTGCGGGGATTCCAACTAGATTTAGAGTTCTTCCTCCTGTTAACATCGATGGTGATGGTATAAATGTTGATGCACGCACGGAGATCAATTCATCTAAACAAATCTCTGACGTTATTATTCTTAACGGAGGTTTAGATTACACAACCGCAAACGTATCATTTCCCATATCTGGAACGGGAACTGCTCCTACGGGTAGAGTTATCATTGGTCCAAAGGGTGGACATGGTGCTAGACCTATTGATGAACTGCAATCAACTGATATTCTTTTGGTGTTGAGTTTTATCAGAGACGAGGAAGGAAAACTTAGAACAGCAAACCAATTTAGACAGTTTGGTATTATTAAGAATCCTCTTCTCAATGATGGAACTAAACGAGTTGCAGGAAGAGAATTTGCAACAAGGCAAGAAATGTCAGTCTCAAAACCATTTGGTATTACAGCAGCATATAGATTTGTTGATGAGATTGCTAGTTACAAACCCGGAAATTTCATCTTAGGTCAAGAAACTTTATCAACCGCGAAGATTGTAGACTTTAGAGATAATGTGGGATCTACTACTGAGGGAACTTTGGTTCTTGATGACATTCGGGGTTCTTTTAATGTCGGAGATCCCAATAGAAAACTTTTAAGATATGTGTTTGGTGTATCGGGTGCAATATCTAGAAATGCTGGTGTAACAGAAGGCACTGGAAATAGTTTAGATTTTGCTATAGGAGAAAAAATCACTCAACATAGTGCCTCCTCTATTTTTGGTAAAAACGATGCAGGAACAACAGGATCCACCGCAGAGGGAACAGTCATATCGTGGAATCCCGCGTCACTCGAACTGATCGTAGAGGAGACTTCTAACTCATTTACGGATTCTTTAACCGCAGGATATGTCCTTGGAGGGACAGTAGGTTATATTACTTTTAACAGATTTGAAAACGCAGGCGGAGAACTTATAAAACAATTCTCGGTTGGAGATACACTCGGATCAGGTAACACCGCAGGTAAACTCAATTTCTTTGATGTGCAAGGCACAACGGGAGGTGTGGACGTAGAAAACTACGGACGAGCAATGTCACTTGTGATTCCCGACACTGATGAGAATAGAAATCCAATTTATGTAAACACCACAAAACTTCTGGTCAAGTCGTCAGACGAAACCACAAACCTTGCAGCGGATAGATTCCAACAAGGTGCTACACTTTCACAAGGAGAGGGAAGTAAGATCGCAAGGGGGGATGTTCTGGAGTGGTTTACGTTCGGAGGAACAACGGGTGAGATTCACCTAACCAATGTCTCCGCACACGGATTTGCAAATTCATCAGCAGGGTGGACTGCTGGTGGAACGGGTGGTGATTTTATTACTCCCGGTGTTGATGATCCATCAGGTTTATCTGCGGCAGGAACAGCAGGTATATCGGGCGAAACTAACTTGACAGTTTACGAGGTGACAAAACCGGAAATTGAACCGGCATCTGGTGAAGTGTTATACATAGAGAATATAAGACCAACCACAAGAAACATCGAACAAGAAGAAGAGTTTAAGATTCTTATTGGATTCTAAGGAGAACTTTGACTGATGGTAACACAATCAATCTTTAATATCAGTCCTTACTATGACGACTTTGATGAGAGTAAAAACTTTCTTCGGATGTTGTTCAGACCGGGATATGCGGTACAAGCAAGAGAACTGACTCAAGCACAGACTATCTTACAAAACCAAGTTGACAGATTTGGTAGTCATATGTTTGAGGACGGATCAAAAGTTTTAGGTGCAGGCGTTACAACTCGTCCTGTTTCCTTTTTGCGTGTTCATCCATCATATGAGTTCGACGGAGCGCCTAGATCAGCAGACATCAATCAACTGATTGGATTTGATATCAAGCAACCGTCAGCAACCGCAGGAGTTGAAGATACGAGAGCAAGAGTCATTCACGCACTCGATGAGGGTGTGGGTGGAAACGATCCTTACAAGATTTTGTTTGTTGAATTTGTTCAGGGATCGTCGTTCCTTGCTGGAACCACCGTTGAATCTTTAAATCCTGCACAAGAATCTTTTGTAAAAATTGCTGGTGATCTTGGTTCAGTTGGAGCAACTTTACCCACGGGTGGAGAGACAGTAAAAGCAGACGTACAGGGAACCGCAACACTGGTGTCTGTTGAAGATGGTGTTTTCTTTGTTGATGGTTTCTTCGTAAAATCTAATAATAGTTTCACCGTTCCGTTTGGTGCTAGTGGAAGCATCGAACGTTACTTCAAAGATCCAACTGCACAAGTTGGTTTTGACATCACACGACAAAACGTAACATCATCCGAGGATACATCTCTTCTTGATCCAGCAGCAGGAACTTATAACTTCAATGCTCCGGGTGCAGACAGATACAATATTGATCTTTCCCTAAACTATAGATTAGGAGCAACTGGATCTAATGATAACTTCATCGAACTCTTGAGACTTGATGACGGCGATGTGACGTTTAGACTTAATAAAACAAACTACGCAGAACTCGAAAAGACTCTTGCTAGGCGAACATATGACGAGTCTGGTTCATATACCGTTCGACCTTTTGAAATTGATGTTCGTGAGCATCTTTCGTCGGGAACTAATAGAGGAGTCTACACATCAACTGCTGGTGGATCTGAAAGTCAACTTGCAGTCGGACTGAAACCCGGCAAGGCGTATGTTTTCGGAAACGAGTTTGAAACACAATCGACACAATACTTAACTGTTGATAAAGCAAGAAACACTGCTGAGTTTACAGGAAGCACGTTTGATTCTGTTCATGGAAACTTCTTCACCTGTGAACTTTCTGAAAGTGGATACGCAGGTCACTGGTTGTTTAGTAGAGGCGATGTCAATAAGACTCCCTTCCCTGTTGATATTCTTAATGGTGGTGGTACGAGAATAGCAACAGCAAACATTCACAAGGTTGAAAGAGATCCAAACACATCAACTGAGTTTAGAGTGTTTGTGTATGATCTTAGATTCCAACCCGGAGTTAACTCTCTGTCAGGTGCTAGTGCAATTAGAGTTAATCAAGACCTTGCAGCAGCAGCACCAGGCGACACACCATACGATGCGTCAAACCTGAGACTGTTTGAAATCATTGGTCAACTTTCTCAAAGAGATGAAAATATCTTGGTGTTTAATAATCCTGTTGGGAGTGCTACTAGAGATTTAACTAAGATCCGTTATAGATTTAATAGGACGTTTACTCTTCCTGTTACACCGGAAACCAACCCCAACAATGACTCCAACACACAATACTCGGTAAATATAGACCTAGCAGATACTTCGGGAAGCAATCCTGCTAAGTTTAGATTTGTTGAGGGTAGTCAAAACAACTATGATCGATACACAGTATTTTATCAAAACGATGAGGATCCAGAGATTCCAAACGGAACAGCAAGAGCAACAGAACTTGCAAATGTAAATATAGCGGTGGAAAATGATCGAAAGACTTTGATTCTTTCAAATCTTATTGATACTAGTAATCCAGATATTACATATGGCAAGTATATCTTGCAGGCGCAAGTTGAGTATGATGACACTGATGACGGAACAGATATTAGAACTGGTTCTGGGAGTGCGATCAGAACTAAAGTTTTAAACACAGCAACAGAGGTAGAGGCAACAAGAGTTGTTTCGGGTAATAGAGTTTACTATGAACTCCCTAACTACGATGTTCTTGATATTATTGCAGTGACCGCTGGTATTTCAGCAGATAACGCTGATGCAACAAACTTCTTCAATCCTGCTGACGATTTGCTTTTTGACAATGGACAAAGAGACAATGCTTACCTAAACGGTAGATTGTATGTGAAAGACAGATTGAAAGGTGCGTATGATGTTAACACGGATAGTGAAACTGCTCCATCAATTACCGTAAGTTATAGACACTTTACTCATACAGATGGTCCGGGTCCATTTACGGTTGACTCGTACACACTCAGTAATGACTTTACATACGAAGAGATCCCTGTTTACAGCAGTAAAAATCTTAAGAAAACATTTGCTCTCGCAAACTCCTTAGACTTTAGACACACCAATCCTAACTCGGATGTTGATGATATTGATGACTTCCAGTTTAGGGCACAAAACGTAGTTACCTCAAGTAGAGTGCCTGTGTCGGGTAGTGTTTTTGTGAATTATAATCATTACCTTTCTAGAGTTGATAAGGTGGTTCTCAAGAACTCCTTGAGTGGTGATGTTTCCTTTGACATTATTAAGGGAACCGATGCTATCTCACCGAAAGCACCAGAGGATAGAGAAAACTCTATGACTCTTTATACACTCACCATTCCTGCCTACACGCATAATCCGTCTGATGTAGGAATCAAGTTTATCGAGAACAAACGATACACCATGAAGGATCTTGGTGCGGTTGAAGATAGAGTAAGCAATCTAGAATTCTTTACATCTGTTTCGTTGCTCGAAAATGAAATCGATGCAAAATATATTGACTCTGTTGATACAGATACGCCTGCGTTTAAGAATGGTATCTTAGTCGATCCGTTTAGTGGTCACAGAGTCGGTGATGTTTCTCACCCAGATTATAGATGTGCGATTGATTATCAGAAGAACCAACTCAGACCATCTTTTGTTCCAAATCTCGTTGGACTAACGTTTGATGAGATCGGTGCAGGGACTAATCTTCAATTAAGTTCTGATGGACTTTTGACATTTAGAATCTCTGAGTTGACGGAGTTTGTGGATCAACCACATAGCACCACAACCATGAACGTCAATCCGTTCAACGTTTCAAACTGGTTAGGAACTATAAATCTCAGACAAGATTCTCTGTCTACTTGGTATGATACTACCACACGACCTGTTGTTAAAGTAAACTCCGAAGGAGAAAATGACAACTGGAAAGTTACCTCTGTTAACGGACTTCGTGGATTCGGAACACAGTGGAACTTCTGGAACACAAGTTGGTATGGTATCGACAAAGTTAAGAGTGAGTTGGATGACAGAAAAGGTAAAGAGTTCTTATCACAAGCAAGAATTAAAGATGCTGGTGTTCCTGTTGTTCGATCAATAAATGAGAACAATGTCTCGTCCATCACTAGAGATGCAAACACAACGAGAGATGACAAAAACAGAGCAGGCATCTTGACGAAAGCATTCCCCGATCATATCATTAAAGATGTTGATGATAAGGTTGTCGATGTAAGCATTGTTCCGTTTATGGAACCGCATGGCGTTACATTTAGTGCTAGTGGACTAAGACCAAATACAACGGTGTATGCATTCTTTGACGGCGTAAACGTCGATGTTGACTGTGGTTCAACAGCAGGAGTGTCTGGTCCGTTTACTACAGACAATAACGGAAATCTTACAGACATCACTTTCCACGTTCCGAGAGAAACCTATGAAACTGGTGAAAAACTTCTGAGACTCTTGGATGACCCAAACGGAACTTTGCTGAATGCAACAACAAGTGCTGATGTGGTCTACTACTCTCAAGGTGCGTTTAGAAAGAGAGTAGGCGAACTTGTCTCTACTCGTCCACCTCAACTTCGTAGACAAACAGTTAAGAGTGATCAAGTCGTAAACAATCCGTTTACAAGAAATCAAGTCTTTGATACGTCGAAGTATACGAACTGGGTTGATCCCCTTGCACAAACTTTCTATGTTGACAATGTTCAATTCCCAAGTGGTGTATTCCTTGACTCTGTTGATTTGTTCTTTGCAACTATTGACGGATCGATTCCAGTTAAGGTTGACATAAGACCAACAATCAACGGTGTCCCATCTGCGTCCACAGTTGTTCCCTTCTCGGAAGTCTCGAAGGTTGGTGTAACATCGGATGCCGCTACTGGACTGAACTCAGAGAACTTTAAATTTAGTTCTCCTGTGTTCCTCGAACCCGGAGAGTATGCACTTACCGTTTCTTCTAACAGTGCAAACTATTCTCTCTATGCAGCAGAGGCAGGAAAGACAGACCTCATAGGAAATGTTGAAAGAGTGTCGATTCCAATCTACAGCGGATCTTTGTTTACACCTACAAATACTAGAGAGTCTGAACCAAACAAATCAATGAACCTGAAGTATAAGATTAACAGATGCATCTTTGATGGAAGTAATGTTTCTCTTACGCTGAAGAATAGTCCGCAGACCTCTGTTGTGATTGATGAGTATAGATTGAATTATAACACAGTGTTGCCACTTGGAACAAACGTTTCTACAACATCCGTGTTTGATAACAACACAGCAGTTGTGTCTGGCAAGAACATTCAATCGTCAGTGTCAAAAACTCTATCTGATTCTGAGTCGTTGTTTACTGTAAACATGTCTTTGGATTCTGCAACCACAAGAACTTCTGTGAGTCCCGTTCTTGACACATACTATTTGGACTTGGGTTGCTTTGAGAACAGAATTAACAATAACTTTGATGCGACAGATACAAATGCGAATGATGAACTTAATGCGTTTGAAACTGAGAATGGTGCGATTGCAAAATACATTACTCGGCGTGTTACTCTCGAAGATGGTTTTGAAGCAAGAAATCTTAAGGTGTTCCTTGACCTAAACCAACAAGATGAGTGTAGCATTGAGATTTATGGAAAGATTTCTACCCGTGAGGACGAAACAGACTTTGACGAACTTGGATATTTCAAAATGATTCCTGAAGTTGATACCAACTTCGTATCTGAAAACGAGTTTGACTTTAGAGAAGTTTCGTTTACTCTTCCAACGAATGCACTCAATATTACAGGGACAGAATCAGGTAGAGTAAAGTCATTTGCGGTTAAAGTCTGTATGTATAGACCAAACACAACCACTAAAGTTCCTTTGATCAAAGACCTTAGAATCGTTGCTCTTGACACATGATACCACGAACTGATTATAAAAGAGATTCGCACTCAGGTGCTTTGCTCAAAAGAGATAGGGATGCATTACAAAAAGATAGAGCAAGAAAAATGGAAATGCGAAGATTGAGTGATGCTGAAAAAGAAATACATAGTCTTAGAGAAGAAATACATGAGTTGAAAGCACTTCTCATGAAAGGGAAAGATTGATAAATGGCAACAGGACCACACGACAACAGATATCAAATACCCGACATCACTCTTGGTGATACCTTCAATGAATGGAGAACCACCACGAACGATGGTATTATTGATAAACTAAACAGAATGAAAATCTATACGGGTATCTCCGGTGATGGCATATCACTGGACGCTCGCTCTGACGGCACTCTTGTTGTAGAACACTCCGGTGTTGTTGAGAAGGGTGTTACGTTCTCTGGTCCGGTTACATTCAACGGTGCATACACCGTGGTCAACGCACAAGAGTTTTCCGTTGATGATTATATTATTATGCTTGGTGCCACTGGTGCAGGATCCACGGGAGTTGATGGTGGACCCGGCGCTTCTGACAGTGTGATCAACTCTGTTGGTGGCGGTGGTATTCAGATTCTTAGAGCAGATGGATTCACCGCACAGTTCTTGTGGAGAACGACAAAAGCGGGTGGATCTGGTTCAGATGGTGTTACTGGTATGTGGTGGTTGGAGGGACCAAACGTAGGTCTTACCAATGAAGCAGTTGTCTATCCGCAGGATAAGTTCCTCAGAGTGCAGACAAATGCAGGTGGATCTTCTGCTGAAATGTTTATCATCGGGTCTGGAACCGGACTTACGATGGATGGTTCCGGTAAGTCCGCAGATATGTCTCTCAAGATTCAAGCAAGTGCTGGTTCTATTCATGATCTTGCATAC